TGTATCTTTAACAAGCATTACTTTAACACCAAGTGTTGGAAGTGTTAATATTACGGCTTGGGCTGAGATAGATCTTGGTGTATCTAACGTTTGGACTGAGGTTGATTTAGCAGCATAATAATTGTATTATTAATATAACAGGAGAAAAATGGCATCAAGTTACACTACTACACTCGGAATTGAATTAATGGTCACCGGTGAAAAATCTGGGACATGGGGTGATATTACAAATACAAATTTAAATATTATTGAACAAAGTCAAGGATACTTAAATAAATCTATTGCTGGTGGTGCTCAGACCACTGCTTTGACAATTTCAGATGGAAGCACTTCCACTTCAGATGCAAGAAATTTAATTATAGAATTATCAGGAACTATTACAGGAAATCAAGTTGTTACTGTTCCAGACGGAATAGAAAAATCATACATTATAAATAATAGTACCTCAGGAGCTTTTACTGTAGAATTTAAAACTGTTTCTGGTACAGGAGTTACTTTTTCTACAACAGATAAAGGTATTAAAATTGTTTACAGTGATGGAACTAATATTGTAGACGCTTCAAGTACAAATTTAGGTAATATTACAACTGGAACTATAACAACAAGTGGAGATATTACAGCTACAGGACATATACTTCCTGGTGCAAATGATACTTATGATTTAGGAGCTTCTGGTAATGTCTGGAGAAATTTATATACAGGGGACTTACATTTATCTAATCAGTCTAAAAATGAAGGAAATATAGTAGATGGTACAAAAGGCAGTTGGACTTTACAAGAGGGTAAAGACGATATATTTTTAATAAACAATAATTCTAATGAAAAATTTAAATTAAAATTAGAAAAAGTTGGAGATTCATAATGGGAGTTGTATCATGTGGAACTACAATGCTAGACCAAGGAGTCTTTGAAAATATAGGCTCTGTTACTTGGGACACAACTGCTAAAACTTCAGGATTCACTGCAGTTAGTGGTAATGGATATTTTTGTAATACAACATCTGCTGCATTTACAGTAACACTACCAAGTTCACCTTCTGCAGGTGATGTAGTCGGTTTAAAAGATTATGCAAATACAGCTGATACTAATAATATTACAATCGATGGAAATGGATCTAACATTCAAGGGGCAGCAAGTAATTATGTAATTAATACTGAAGGAAGATCAGTAATATTAGTTTATGTAGATGCAACAAAAGGTTGGTTAGTAACTGGATCTGCACAAGCTTCAAATATTGTAGGTCCTCTTTTTGTTACAGCAACAGGTGGAACTATTACAACAGTTGGAGATTACAAATTACACACTTTTACAGGTCCTGGAACTTTTACAGTATCAGGTGCTGGAAATTGTTCAGGTTCAAATTCAATAGCAGTTTCTGTTATTGCTGGAGGTGGTGGAGCTGGTGCAGACAATGGTGCAGGAGCTGGAGGAGGTGGTATGTTAGCAGCTTCTACTGTTCCCGTTTCTGTTCAAGGTTATCCAATAACTGTTGGAGGTGGAGGAACTGGAGGTAGAACACCACCAGGAGATCCTTCTGTTCAACAAGCAACTCCAGGTTCAAATTCAGTTTTTAGTGTATTTACAGCAAATGGTGGAGGTTTTGGAGCTCAACCAAATCCAGCAAGTCCTGGAGGTCCAGGTGGTTCTGGAGGAGGTGGAACAAGAGGAACTGCAACTGCTGGAGGTAGCTCTACTGAAAGTGATGCACCAGGTTTTCCTGGCTCTGCTTTTGGAAATGCAGGTGGACAAGCAACCCCTGAAACAAGTGGTGGAGGAGGTGGTGCAGGTAGTGCAGGTCAAAATGCACCTGGTCCAACAGTAGGTGGAGATGGCGGATTAGGAAAAGATGTAAGTCCTTTTCACGCTGGATTATCTGGTCCTAATTTTCCTAATAGTGGAGTTTATGCTGGAGGCGGAAGTGCTTCTAATTCACCTAGCAATCCAACATCAGGTGGAGCAGGAAGAGGATTTCCATATCCATGTGCTCCAGCAAATAATGGCGAACCAGGTGACGCTAACACAGGTGGTGGTGGCGGAGGTGGGGGAGGCAATCCTCCAGGAAGACAAGGTGGACAAGGAGGTTCAGGAATTGTAGTAATAAGCTACAAATATCAATAGGTAATATTATGGGTGTAAATTCAAACGGAACAGTAATGATGGATCAAGGGGTTTTTGAAAACCTTGGATCTGTTGCTTGGGATACTACAGCTAAAACAACTGGCTTTACTGCAGTCAGTGGTAATGGTTATTTTGTAAATACTACAAGTGGAGCAATTACAGTTACGCTACCAAGTTCACCAAGCGCAGGAGATGTCGTTGGAATAAAAGATTATGCAAACACTGCAGATACCAATGCAATTACTATTGGAAGAAATGGTTCTAATATAGATGGAGTAGCAAACGATTTTCAAATTACAACAGAAGGTTTATCTGCATTATTAGTTTATGTAGATGCAACAAAAGGTTGGTTAATTACAAACTCATCACAAGCAAGTGATATTGCAGAAGGACCAACTTATATTGTAGCAACAGGCGGAAGTATCACTACTTCTGGAGATTATAAAATTCACACCTTTACAGGACCAGGAACATTCACAGTATCTTCAATAGGAAATCCTTCAGGCGGACCAAATAACGTAGATTATTTAGTAGTAGCGGGCGGTGGTGGAGGTGGTTTTGGAAATGTTACTTCTGGAGGTGTTGGAGGTGCTGGTGCTGGTGGCTATAGAACATCTTATCCAAGCCCTGCAGGAGTAATTCCAGTTTCAGCAACAGGTTATCCAATTACAATAGGAGCAGGAGGTGCTGGTACTACTTCAAATACAGGGGTTAATGGTCAAAATGGTAATTCATCAATATTTTCAACAATAACTTCAACAGGTGGTGGAGGTTCGTCTTCAATAGCAGGATCTCCTGCTTCAACAGGTGGTTCAGGAGGAGGAGGTAGTTCTTTTGGAGGCTTTAACACAGGAGCTGCAGGAAATACACCACCGGTTAGTCCTCCACAAGGAAATTCAGGTGGAAATGCTAATGGTTGTGGAGGCGCTGGTGGAGGTGGAGCATCTGCGGTTGGAGCTAATAGTGGTCCTGGATTTCCAGGAGCAGCAGGAGGAGCAGGTTCAGCAAATTCAATTAATGGTTCACCAGTTACAAGATCAGGTGGAGGCGGTGGTGGAGCATATGGACCACCATCACCAGGATTTGCACCAGGAGGAGCAGGTGGTGCCGGTGGTGGAGGAGCAGGTGGTCCAACAGGAAATCCAGGAACACCAGGAACAGTAAACACTGGAGGTGGCGGTGGCGGTTCAGGTGGTGGAGGTGGACCTACTGGTGGTGGTGGAAATGGTGGTTCAGGAATTGTAATTATAAGGTATAAATATCAATAGGTAAAAATTATGGGAATAAATTCTTGTGGAACAACTTTAATCGATAACGGCACTTTTAAAAACATAGGTGCTGTAACTTGGGACACAACTGCAAAGACAACTGGTTTTACTGCGGTTGCAGGAAATGGATATTTTTGTAATACGACTTCAGCAGCGTTTACAGTAACTTTACCTTCGTCCCCAACTGCGGGAGATACTGTGGGTATTTCTGATTATGCAAATACAGCTGACACTAATAATATTACGATTGGTAGAAATGGTTCAAACATTCAAGGAAGTGCAAATGATTTTATAATTAATATAGAAGGTGCATCTGTTTTATTAATTTATGTAGATGCTACTAAAGGTTGGTTATTAGTAGATGCTGCAAGAGCAAGTGATATTTCTGAACAAGCAACTTTTATTACTGCTACAGGTGGAACTATTACAACTTGTGGCGATTACAAAATTCACACATTTACATCACCAGGTACTTTTTGTGTTTCATCTTTAGGTAATCCTGCAGGTGGACCTAATAATGTTTATTGGCAAGTAGTCGCTGGTGGAGGCGGTGGTGGTGGTAAAGGACAATCAGATGTACAAGGAGCAGGCGGTGGTGGAGCAGGAGGTTATAGAACTAATTTTCCAGGACCTGCACCAGGAGGTTTTCCTATATCTGCTAGTCCATATCCAATATCAGTTGGTGGAGGTGGAGCAGGAGGACCTAATACACCAGGCCCATCAGGTTCTCCAACTAGAGAAGGAAGTAATGGTTCAAATTCAGTTTTTGCATGTAAAACATCTACTGGTGGTGGCGGTGGAGGAAACTCTGGAGGAGCACCTCCAGGAGGATTCCCTGGTGGATCAGGTGGTGGCGGAGGTACAACTAATGGTTCAGGTAATACACCTCCTGTAAGTCCACCACAAGGTAATAATGGTGGAACACGAGGAGGCACTAATAGAGGTGGAGGTGGTGGTGGAGCTTCTGCTGTTGGTACAAATGGAAGTACTCCCACTGCAGGTCCAGGAGGTGCAGGTTCAGCAAATTCAATTACAGGTTCTCCAATAACTAGAGCAGGTGGTGGTGGAGGAGGTGGTTATTTTACACCAGGTTCTCCTAATGCACCAGGAGGTGCAGGAGGTGCAGGAGGTGGTGGTGCAGGAGCTTTAGATGCTAATGCTACTTCTGGAACAGCTAATACTGGTGGTGGCGGCGGTGGAGTTGGTGGACCAAGCACAGGTACAGCATATTCTGGTGGAAATGGTGGATCAGGTATTGTTATTATTAGATACAAATATCAATAAGATTAATGTATTTACTAATTAAAAAATAAATTGTATAATAGGAGTTAATTATGGCACATTTCGCAAAACTAGGAGCAAACGGAAAAGTTATTCAAGTATTAACACTTGATAATAAAGATATGCTCAATGCTGATGGAGTTGAAGACGAAGCAGTAGGTCAACAATATTTAGAACTACATAATAACTGGCCTGCACAAATGTGGATTCAAACTTCATACAACACTTCAGGTAATCAACATAAAAACGGTGGAACTCCACTTAGAGGAAACTATGCAGGTATTGGTTATACTTGGGATGAAGATGATCAAATATTCTGGCCTAAAAAACCATACGCTTCATGGGTTAAATTAATTTCAGAAGCAAGATGGCAATCACCAATTGGTGATGCACCAGCATTAACTGCAGAACAAACTTCACAAAACGAAGCTAACACTCATAGATGGTCTTACGTTTGGAATGAAGACGGACAGTCTTGGGATTTGACAAATAGTATAGCATAATATATATCTGGTGGTGGTATGCAAAAGAAAGTTTTAACAGAGCAAAGTTTATTCTATGGTGATGTTTCAATGCCTAAAGGTTTTGAGATAGACCGAGATAAATTATCAGGCGACATTTTACAATCAACATTTACTGATTCAGAGTTTCCATTTTCAAGAACTTGGGACATGTTAAATACTTACATGAGAGATCATGTAAATTTAGAATATAATTTTCAATTAGTTAATAAAAACACTTGGGGAGATATTTATAAGCCTAATCAAATATCACAACCCTTATTGAATATTGATCCAGTAGATTTACGAAATTCACCTGATTATACATTATTATATGGTGTTAAAACTAATAAATGTATGGTGCGAATATTCTATGATGATAATAGAAGAAAAGGAAGAAGTTGGGATATAGAATTAAAAGATAATATGTTTATTATGTTTCCATCAACTAATATGTATGTGATCTCAAACAACCAGAAAGATTCTTTGAACTTTGTTCAAACTATAACTTATGAATATATCTAATTATTATTGGTATTTTACATCTGCAATTCCACCAAAACTATGCGATGACATAATTAAATATGGTTTATCACATGCTGAAACTTTAGCTAGAACTGGTGGGTATGGAGATAAAGAACTTACAAAAGATCAAATTAGAGATATGAAAAGAAAAAGAAATTCTGATTTAGTATGGCTTAATGATCCATGGATATATAAAGAACTTCATCCATATATACATCAAGCAAATAAAAATGCTGGTTGGAATTTTGATTGGGACAGATCAGAATCATGTCAGTTTACAAAATATAAACTCAATCAGTATTATGATTGGCATTGTGATTCTTGGGATAAACCTTATGATAGAAAAGATCCTAATCATCCAGAACATGGTAAAATAAGAAAGCTTTCAATGACTTGTCAATTAACAGATGGCTCTGAATATGAAGGAGGTGAATTAGAGTTTGATTTTAGAAACTATGATCCTCATATGAGAGAAGAAGCTAAACATTTAAAACAAGCAAAAGAAATATTACCAAAAGGATCTATTATTGTATTTCCTTCATTTGTATGGCATAGAGTTAAACCAGTAACGAAAGGAGTAAGATATTCATTGGTCATGTGGAACCTTGGATATCCATTTAAATAATATGATTATAGAAGAATATTTTAAAACACCAATATGGTTTGAACACAAACCTGAATTTATTAAATCCTTAAATCAAGCATCTAATCAATATATCAAAGATGCCAAAAAAAGGGAAAAAGAATATATTAAAAAGCATGGTGATTTTGGAAGAAGTTATCATTCAACACCACTTACGATGGATAATAAATTTTTAGATTTTAGAAATTATATCGGTTTAAAATCTTGGGAGTTTTTAGACTGGCAAGGTTTTGATATGCAACAA